TATTGTTGTTTCCACAAACAGTAAAAGCATACGATGAGAATGGTGACGTTTTCTGTATGGCAAAGAACATCTACTTTGAAGCTGGTAACCAACCTGTAGCAGGTAAGGTTGCAGTTTCACTAGTAGTGTTAAACAGAGTCGAACATCATGCTTATCCCGACAATGTGTGTGACGTTATCTATCAGGCACAATGGAAGGAGAACTGGAAAGGTAATCTTATACCAGTGAGACATAAGTGTCAGTTCAGTTGGTTCTGTGATGGTAAGTCAGACGACCCAGTAGACAGTGCAACGTGGATGTTTTCACTTGCAACTGCATCAAGAGTTTTGAATGGAGACTTTGCAGACTTCACAGAAGGTGCAACCCACTATCATGCAGATACAGTGTATCCGTATTGGGCAGACTCATTGAATGAGACTGTAATTATTAACAATCACATATTTTACAAATGAGAGATTTTTTACAAGAAACAAATTATATAAACAATGGAGTGCAACATAAGTATGCATTCCCAAATGGTTATGGTGCAAGTGTAATCAAACACGATTACTCATATGGTGGTAAGAGTGGGTTGTGGGAACTTGCAGTTCTTAATGAGGGTGAGTTGGATTACTCAACTGATATAACCGAAGATGTTATTGGTCACCTTGCATGGGAACAAGTAGAGAAACTTTTAGAAAGTATAAAAAACCTCTAGACAATTTTAGAGATTTGTATTATACTAAATATATTATAGTAAATCAGAGGAAGGCAAACACCATCCTCACCAAAAACAGGAGAATTTATGATTGACTTAATCGTCCCTTTGGACAAATCTAACCCGTTCACTGAAGAACACTTAAAACTTCACGTTGAACATTTTCAAAAAACAAGATACCCAATCCTTTCTAAGGAATTCGATTCAATCGAACTATCGGGTAACTCACCACGTATTCTATCTAGAAGTATTGTCAATAACCAATTAGGTGATGATACCTTTGGACAGGAATCACGAGCAGGTGGAGCTCACACTAAACAAGAAGAGAATGACCTCTACTCTAGTTTCGATGATGGGTTCGACTTACTAGAACCACTTCCATGTGTGTTTCAACCCGACCCTAGTGTAGAGTATTATGAATACATTACAGGTCATGGTAGAGATAGAGTCTTCGATAAAAAGTTTATTGACGACATCATGGCATACGTGTTTGTTCCTAAGACAGGAGCATCCGATTCTAAAATCAAAGATAACTTATCAGTAGCAGGTCAGTTGTCACAAGATAAGAAAAGAACTTACACCCCAATCAAGACTCAAGATATTAAGACTGAGTGTCTAAGAGCAGTCAAGAATGGATGGATATCATTCAAAGGTAAGAATGAGAGACAAGCATTCGACACTGTGATGAGTAGGATTGATGAGATGTGTGAGAGACGACCATTCAGTAATAGAGATGCAACACTAGTTGCACTATCAGTAATGATGCAATCAGAAAGTTATGAAGGATTGAGAGCAATACCTTTTGATAACAATCAAGCAAGAGAATGGTGCAAGAAAAACAATTATGGCCCTGTGTATGAAAAGGGTATGGACATAACAGATGACACGAAGATTATTTACTTCCCTACATCTTATGACCTTGCACATAAACACTTACTTGCATCTTGTAAGATTGCAGTCGACAATGATGTCGAAGTAAGGATGGTTTTTCACGCAGGTGTATTGACATCAGACCCCGAAGAACAGTATAATAAAAGAACACTAAAGTGTCACATTGATGTTAAGGAATCAATTGAGAATGTACGTGCATGTTTCAACGAAGGTGGAAAGTTGAAGAGAGGTAAAGTTAAGATGTATGGTATGATACCAGCAATCGAGAAACTTCACAACTTAGACAAACTAAACATCTTTGACAGAACTGCAAATGATGGTTCATTCAAGGTATTTAAGTAATTATGAATATATTTTATCTGAACGAAGACCCAGTAGTTTCATCACACTTACACTGTGACAAACATGTGGTCAAGATGGTTATTGAGTATGCACAGATGTTGTCGACTGCACATCGTATTCTAGATGGTGAGGAGTATCTAGATAAGACTGCAAATGGTAGAAACATTAAACGTTATCGTTTGCAAGACACAGAGATGGAGAGTGTGTTATACAAAGCTTCACACATCAAACACCCAAGTGCAATATGGGTACGTGAGAATGCAATCCAGTATCAATACATGTACGACATGTTTGTTGCACTATGTGATGAGTACACTTACCGATATGGTAGGGTACATGAAACAGATAAAAAATTGAGAGTGTTACTCGACCAACTACCCATGAATATTGAATTGGGTAGTTGGAGAGAACCTCCACAGTGTATGCCTGACGATGTCAAGACAGATAAGTCTATTGATGCATACCATAAATACTATCAAGTCTACAAGAAAGATTTTGCAAAGTGGACTGATAGACCAGTACCTAATTTTATGAGTAAGTGATGCCCCTATACGATTTTTTAAATAATGAAACAGGTGAGATTGAAGAACATTCAATGTCCTATACTAAACTTGACCAGTTCAAGTTAGACAACCCACACCTCAAACAAGTAATACTCGGAACACCTTCCATCGTTGGTGGATATGGTGACAGAGTAAAAACAGATGATGGTTTCAAAGAAGTATTAAGTAAAGTTGCAGATGCAAACAAAGGTTCTAACCTTGACCAGTATCGTAAACGAACTGCAAAAGAAGTAAAAACAAAACAAATTATTCAAAAACATGTTGACTTACAGTCAAGGAAGAAGTAAAATGATAGAACCAATGAGATATTATTACGACATACACGACCTAGAACATATCGAAAATGTTTATTCTGAACAGACCGAAAGTGGTCAACGTATGTACAACACCCCCGATGGTAACAAGTATCCAAGTGTTACAACTGTAATCGGATTAGAAACAAGAGAACACATCAAGTTGTGGAGACAACGTATTGGTGAAGAGAAAGCAAACAGGATTACAGCAGGTGCATCTAGACGTGGTACTAAGATGCATAATATCTTTGAAAGTTACTTACGTGCAGAGACAGATGATATAGGAATTGAGAATCCTTTGCAACTAGAAATGTTTAAAGCAGTGCAACCAGTGTTAGATGAGATTCAACCGATTGCACTTGAAGCACCTCTATGGTCTGATGAGTTACGTATGGCAGGTCGTGTTGATTGTATTGGTGTGTTCCAAGATGAACTGTGTATCATCGACTTCAAGACAAGTGCAAAACATAAAGATGAGAAATACATTAAATCATACTTCATGCAAGAGACAGCTTATGCATGTATGGTTAACGAACTAACAGGTGAACAACCAACTAACCTTGTAACTATTGTTGCAATCGAAGGTGGGTATTCACAAATGTTTATGACAGAACCTTACGGATATATTAACGACTTAGTTAAGTTACGTGAGAGATATGAATCTTTATATGGAGTATAGATGATAACAAAAAAAGAATTCTCAAATGAAGTAGAAGACATCCTAGGTAGAAGTAGAGATGCAAGTAACGATGTTATGGGTGCAATCATCAAAGTATGTGAGAACAATAACATAGAACCCGAAAGTGCAAAGAGACTTTTAACACCTACACTAAAGGAAAGGTTAGAAGCAGAAGCAAACAAACTTAGATTAATTAATCGAGGGACATCCAGTCAAGGTGTTCTTCCAGTATAGGAGTATATTATGAATACAGGTGACATCGTCACAGTAGTGACAACAAGTGGAGAGTATGTAGGTAAGTTATCTGCAATGAACGAAGATGGTTCAATACAGATTGCAGACCCACGTATGATTCTATCAAACCCCGAAACAGGTCAGATGGGTTTTGCAAAAGGTATTGCAGTAACAGGAGAAGAGAATCCTAACGATGTAATCTTTTCTTCAATAGTGTTTATGACCCCAACTAATGAAAAGGTTGCAGAAGCCTTTAGAGAATCAACAGGACAAATTCAAGTACCATCATCTAAGATAGTATCTTAAATGACAAGTCGTGAAGGATATGATGCATACCAACTTTATCTTGGAATAAAGTTACACTTCTATTCAGATTACGACTTTGTAAAGTATAATGGTAAAGTCAGAGGAGATATAAATGCATTTCTCAAAAGAAAAGATAAGTACCACTTTGGAAAACTGTTCAAACTATATGGGCAGAACTTACAGGACTTTTATGTTGCGAATCTTTGTGTTAAGGATTCGTATGCAGTCGACTTGGTTAATGATGAAACATCGGTCAAAGTTTATAAGGACTGGAAGAAACGTAATCAAAAGTTGTCGTACTTATTTGAACAGGAAGTATCAGACCTTCTACTTAAGTTTAAAATCCAAACACAACTCAAAGTAGTTGATGGACAACATCCAAGATTACTAAGGTCATTCTTAGCAGGTGATGTATCACTAGAGACCATGTGTATACTAGATGACATTACACACTTTAGTGATGACTGGTTAAAACTAATAAACGAAAACATAGTGTATCCCGATGTACATAGAAGGATACAGAAATATAAAACATTCATCTCTGTCGACATCAACAGTATGAAACAAAAACTTTTAGAATTATGCTCACAATAGTAGGTAACGGAACAAGTAGAATCATACCCGAATCAAACTGGTGGGGATGTAATGCAATCTATAGAGATGGTTACACACCCGACTTACTATTCAGTATCGACATAACTATGCATAGAGAAATAGTTCATAGTGGATACTATAAAGAGAACAAGTTCGTTGTAGGTGATATGAGTTTTATCCCTATGGAACATATTGACATGTTACGACTAGGACATGAAGGACAGGAAGTCATTGAAGAGATACATGACGATGATGATTTACTAGTCATACAGGGTGATTTAGAGATAGACAAGTATGTGTCTTTTCTAGGTGTCAACTCTAAATACGTAGACAACATTGTTATCTACAATAACGACATAATGAAGAACTTAATGTCGGGGCCATCTGCAATTGCATATGCATTTCAGAATGGTCATGATGAGATAACACTAACAGGTTTCGATGCATTATTTACCGATGATGTGTCAAATGTATATGAAGGTTCAGTTAATTACAAACCTAAATATGAGGAGTGGATGGGTGTCAAAGACATTCAGAGAGCTCAGTTCCTTGCACTATGTAAGGAATATAAAGATAAGAAGATTTATTTGAAAAAGTCTATTGACGAAATCGAAGAAATCGATTATACTAAACTCTCTTATTATGAAAGTAGTGAGAGATGGTTATTAGGAGAAGGTTACTTACCACATCTTTTGAAGTGGACTAAGGGAACCCCCGACTATGACCGATATAATAAAATGACTAATACAATTGTTTAATAAAATAGGAGAATACAATGCCAAACGATAGTCTAGATAAACTAAGAGCAGCAATGAACGCTGCATCTACA